AATGGTGGGAATTAGGGGGCTATTATGAGTCTGATGAATTAAAAAAAGAAGTAGCAAAACAAATATATTTACAAATGAAAGAGTATTACGACAAGGAAGACGACGAGATAGGCTAATGGATATTGTTATAAAAGCAAGCTATCGTTGCCTTTTAAGAGATAAGTCCACTCTAAGTTTTTGCAATGTTCCCTTTCTTGCTTTAGCCAAACCAGAATTTGTAGAAATTAAGCATAAAAAAAGAAAACAATATAATTATGGCAACAATGCTATTTGGCAGCAAATCACCAAAGAAAAAGGTTAAACAGAAAAAGAAAGGTTTTGCCTGGAGCAAATACTATGAGTTCTGTGTTGAGTGCTGTAAAACTCAACACAAACACGCGTCTAAAGGGTTATGTTTTAGATGTTATGATAAAAAAAGATGGCTGAATCGTGACAAAGAAAAACAAAAAGAAAGGGACAGAGAATATCGTAATAAGAATAAAGAAAAAATGTGCGCAAAAAATCAAAGATATTATAAAAATAATAGAAATAAGATATTAATACAGAAAAAAACATATCTCATGAAGAAGAAGGCAGAGATAAATAAAAAAAAAAGGGCTCATTATAAAGAGAATGAAACCTTAATGAGAGCAAAAAATAGGAAGTATTATCAAGATAATAATGGTAAAATAAGAGCTAGAGCAACATACAGAAAAAAGCAGTTAAATCTATTTATTAATATGCTTATTTTACACCCCTCTCTTTCATCTGTTATTTATCAAAAGCTTGATTTTTATATAAATTCATTTTTTTATAAAGCTAACATACCACCATTTCATGACAAATGGAGCAGATATCATAATAAGTGTATAAATTGCAAAACAACAAAAATTAATCATCAGGCAAAAGGTCTTTGTCAAAAATGTTATTATATTCATAAAAAGACAAATTAATATTTACCTTTTTTCAATGCCATCATTTTACCTCAATAATTATAGCGACTATCTAGCATCTGTGACATATGTTGAACAGTTTGCTTTAAGTGATCATTCTGCTCTTGCAGCTGTTTTTTCTCAAAGTCACTAACAGATTCTGTCGTTTTTAACGCCTGTTGAACAGTATCATGATGAGCTTTATTAGTCTCAGCAGCTGATCTGGTATGAATTCCCTGTAATTCAGCTTGAGCTTTCACCATTTGCACCTGATTTTTCTGTCCTTCAACCTGTAACTTTTCTTGCTCTAACTTCATTTGCTGTTGTGCTAACTGTTCTTGTGGATTAGGTGGCTGAGGCGGCGGCGGTTCACCCTTTTCTTGCGCCAGAATATTAGGTGGCACTAAATTCTCACAACGCTTACCAAGCTGAGGAGCTTTTCTGACTGGTAATGAATAACCAGCCAAATCAACCGTCATATGAGCAGCATCAGGATATGCCTGTGCAAACTTCATGATTTGTTCATTTTCTAGCTGTTGCTGATAGTCACGCGGCAAACCAACACTAATTTTTATTTGATATCTAACATTTCTTAGATCATTTTCAACTTTCTGGTTACCATCTAAGTCCATCTGAGGATTGTTTATTTTGATTTCTTTTAAACCACCATCTTCTTCAGGAACCGTGACTGTTTGCGTGCTATCATAAATTGTTGGAAAGAGACTTAAAATAATATTGCCTACTTGCTCAATAGTATCAAAATTATTAGTCAAGATGTCCATGTTTGTCGTCATGCTCCTGGAGATATTTAATCCAACAGCATACCCACTACGTACTTTTTCATCTGAACCCATTGCCGCCGGGTGAATACCAGTAATTTCTTGGATGTCTGTTGAAGCCTGAGCGGCAGATTGCAAGAATATGGGAGATATTTGATCACTATTAACTTTTATTGGCTTCTCCCTTCCAGGAGCATCATCATATAATTTAACTCTGCTTGTATTTGTTGCATCATTCAACGCCTCAAAATAAACACGGTTTTTACCCATGGTGCTTGCTCCCATCCATATTTCATCAAAGCAAGCGTTCTTCATTGCGTTAGCGTTCGTAGTCACTCCGTAGTTGCATAAATCTTGCGCTCCTTTTGCATGCTGGCCAAACCAAGTAGTTAGAACTCTACTATAGTTATTTACATTTCCTACATGCGCCTTACCCAAAACAATACCGGCCGGTAAATAATGACTATACCATTGTTCAACTTCTAAGATTCTGTCTCTAATCATTGTTACGACATAAACCTCAGAAACCTTTCTAGGTATTTTATTTACAATTCGTATTAAATCAGGAACCTGGGCTTGTGGAGCAATGGGATTTGCCAAACTCATCATTTTGTTTTGTTTGTTTATCTGTCTCCTTTCTTTCTTATTTTGTTTCAGAACCTTTTCAGCAGCATCCTCCCACAATGTTTCCCCATTAGAGAGCTCACATAAGTTTTTTTCAACTAATATCCGTTGATTATATTTTGCTATGATAATGTCTTTTTCGCTTCCCCAGTTACCTAGCTGTTTTATTTGTGACTGCCAAGAAACGTCGAATGATTCAGGATATTTTTCGTTAGGATATAACGATTGAAAATGATCTTTAGATAGGCGAGAAACGTATCCACTATAATTGCCGTCACTACCATCAGAGAACTGGCTACGAATTACACGCCAATCAAAAAACATGCGATCAGGATTATCGCAGCTATGAAGCTTAACTACTTTCTTAAAACTCGCTTCATTTTCATAGTCTAATGTTAAATACCAAGCCCCATATCCCCGATGAATCTGATTAAACAACAACGCTTTTTTCTGACGATTGTTATGCGGACTATTTAAATGTGATTCTAATAAATTATTGACAAGATCAACTTCTTTTTGATCAACTATTTCACTATTAATTGGAAAAACTGTTTGCTCAGGAACATAGTTTGCATAATGACCAAACAAATTATCAGCCTGAGGTTTTAATTTATTAATTTGAATCAGAGCCTTGTCATTGTTTTTATATTTCTCTCTTACTTCAGGACGCCATTGGCCATCTGGGGTGAGCAAATATCTAACACCTTCCTGAGAGTTATCCCAGTTTAAGCGCCAATAACTATACCAGTTGCCTATATTATCTACAGCTTTAGAGATAAACTCACTTTCAGTTAAACCAACCTTCTTTAAAAACTCTTTCTTCATCACCATCCACCCGTGTAATTATGTGGTGCGGGCACATATGGCTCGCTGTCTATATCTTGCTCTCCAATCATTGTTAATGCATTATATTGTCCCGCATCCTGAATGTCAGAATGTGGGTGGTTCTTGCACGGCTTTTCTTTAGAATCAGTTTCACCGCCAACATTAATATCTTCATAAAAATACTTGCTCAAATATCCTTCCCGCAAAGTCGGACATCCCTTTTTAGACAACTGATACGCCGGTTTGCCGTTCACCATCTTGTTCAAAAAATGATTAACAGCATCTAACCGCGGAATTAGTTTGTTACTTACTGGTTTGTGTATTCTTAAACCAAAATCGGCTAAAACCTCAAAACAGTGTCTTCCCTCTGACTGTGGCAACGCAATTCCGCTCGGATCAGCACTAACAATTAACTCATATCCTTTTAAATTCGTATTAATGAACGGCATAACTCTATTTTCCAGCAAGCTACCCAGTTGGTCACGTTTTGTGACCATCTCAATAATAGAATATCTAACCCCATTAACAAACTGTTCTAATAATACACACGGTGTCAAACCAAAGTCAAAACCAAGATAAACTGGCTCATTTGGTATAAATTCTATACTATCTACAGCATGTAAGTCATCATTGTACGATTCGTATACAGGATTTCCTTTACGAAGTATACCATACTTTCCCATATACATAACTTCTATGTATGATTTTTCTTTGCCGCGTACGCCGTTCTGATAATAGCTGCTTTGAAGGTTGTGCAAATTTTCCGCGTCTGGATTGATTGAATATGTGCCGTCTTCTTCGAGAATAACAGCAGGTGGATAATGATATATGCGAAATCCTTCTGGCTGCATAATTTCAAATAGATGATAGAACCAATGCCCAACTGCTGGTGGATTTGTATCCAGAAACATTTTGTCTACATCGCGGTCTGGCTCTTTTCTGTCCTGTGCTGCTGGAAATCTGCCCAAACGTCCATGCGCTTCAACGAATACGCCATGATCTAATTCTGACGCTTCATTCAGCTGCATGGCAGTAGCTTGAATAGACCTGAATCGTTTGCTAATATTCTTTGTCAAATCTATAGCAACGCCTTCAACCTCCATGTGCGCTCTATGAATAGAATCTGTCTCTTCACGCCAAAAATTAAACTCATAATGTCTGACTAACGGCTTATCAGTTGACCTAATTTTAGGCAGGTCATCCATCCATTCGTCCCAATCTTTGAATGTTGTACGCCGCAAATCATCATACGTATTACGAACTAGATAGTTTCTACTACGAAAAACGCCATCCTTGCACTCTGTAACTGTGCAAACATGGCGCAACATTTCGACGTGATTGGTTAAAGATTTACCACAGCCAACAGGCCCAAGGAGGGCAATAACTTGACTAGTATCTTTGCTTACTTTTAATGCGGTAGGTTCTGGTTTGTATGTTTTTTCGCCAATCTGGATATTGCCGTTAATGAAAAACTTAACATGAATAGCTGTTTTGATACTATCTCTCTTTTTTTTTGCTTCTTCGATAGCTGCTAATTTTTTAGCCAAAGAAAGTTTGTTCATTTGTATTATGTGCGCAATAAATCATTAAGTTCTTTGATGTCTTCATCAGCAGACTCTCCTTTCTTCCTAGCTAATACGATACGATTCCTCAATTCTATTAATTGATTAGTGCGTTCTTTTAGATCAACTATATCTTCATATAGCTCTCTACCTGCTTCTGTTCTAAATTTACACATCTATAGAGCTTATTCATTTATTGATATTTTAGTTTAAGTTTCCATTCTTTATATCTACTCTCCTCTCGAGCACGCCTATCTAAAGTGCGGTCCAATTCTATAATCAGAAACGCACGATCATGTGTGTCCAGCTTCAGACCATCTATATCAATAACTGATTTCTTTCCAATAGAGCTTTTCAAATGTTCTCGCACCTTAAGAAAGAAATCAGACATTTCTTGAGAATGTCTGATCTTTGCATCTACAAACTTTTCTTCTGTTAGTTTTTCAACTTTCATTATTTACCTCATTTAATATAATAAAAAACTCTCAATATCATCTAGTTCTTTTAAAACTGTTTTGCGTTTAACTTCATCAGGATTTTTAGCAAATAGAAATTTAGTTTCTTCTAGCTTTTCAATTGCTAATTTAAGCGTTGCTAACGCAGCAATAATATCATTTCTTCTTTTCAGCATTGGTTTGTAACCAACGACTCTGTCCTTTTTTAATACAAAATCACGGGCTTCATCATATGTTTCAAAAAGATCTGCTTCTTCATATGAAAAGCGGCACTCATCTGCTGGCTTATATCGTTTTATTCCCTTTTTATCAATATATCCTTCTTCGCATATATACTCTCTTTCTACTCGCCATTCTATATATTCTACTCCATCATACGTCTTATGCGCCAACGACCGCACTGGATAAACACGGCTGTTTTTCTTAAATTTCATTTCTCTAACAACCTTCTCAGATCAAATATCAAATCACAGGCTTCCAATGCTTTAGACCTATCTAGTCTAGACTCAATCGCATCTAGCAACGTATTAAATGCAGCTGCTAATTCTCTAGCACTAACATGTTTTTTCTCTGTAAGATTGTTTCGTTCAATTTTTGTCATATTCATGTTTTCGTTTTCGTCGACCATCAAAAATAAACTGCTTTTGACTGTGATTTAAATACATTAAGTCGTGTGCAACTTTTATACACCCTTCATTTTCTGCCTTATTAATAATAGCCTCTTTCTCTTCATCAAATTCTTGCTCATCTTTTTTACAGCTGAATTCAATGAATTTTAGATTTGCTTGTATTTGTCTATTAGTTAGCTTCATTGCTCTTTAATATAATGTCTGTTTCTCAACTCAACTTGATGAGCCGCATCTTCTAATGTGTGATATGCATCAACATCTAACGCCATATTTCTATTCTCTTTGCCCCATTTATGTACACCTAGATATATCTTTTCGTGATCAATATCTGTGCAAACAGACTGCAATATAAATGAGTCACCAACATACCAGAACGGAAAATAGCTACCATTCTTATCCTGTTTTGCACAACATTTGATCGGGTATATTCTATCGCCAAAATCGAATCTACTCTCTATTGTTATTGGATAATATTTGTTCGGCTCTAGTTTCACTTTTCGAATTGTCCTGCGCAGTAAACCTCTATCACTTTATCAGTTGCGTTTTCTACTAATAAAATAACGTCATAAATAGGCACAGAAAATACTCCATGTTCCGTTCTTATTGACACAAAATTATCATTATAATTTGATACAAAACTTCCCGTTGCGTATGAATAACCTGCCTCTTTGCTTGTGTTGTTTTTGTATACAAGAAAATCAATCATTTTCGCTCTCAAAGTAATCTTTCATTAGCTTTTTGCTAAAACTCACAATCTCATTAGCGTCATTCAGCGCTTCAACATTGCTCAAATCTTGACTAAAATCGTCATCTTGATCCCAACGCAGAATAACTTGACTAAGAGTTGCGCTGTACAGTTTTAGAGCATGTTGTTTAATGTCAGTACTTATATTCACGTATTTCATCTCTCACTCATCAATTGTCTAACATCAGCAATAGAGCTGTACAGTTTCTGTGCGCAACAATCATTCTCATCTACAGACAGACAATCAGCTGCTACTTTGTCTGCTACTGTACAAATAATTTCCAACTGGTCATTAGATGGACAGCGACTGTCATCATCAGTTAGCCATTTTTTGTACTCTTCCATCCATGATAAATATTTGTACATCTGTTGTCTTAGTTTGCCTTTGATCATTTTTTAGTCTGTTTTTCTAAGCTACCTGTGCGGCAGTGAACCGCTTCTTCAATCGCTTGTTCTAATATAATCACATAACCGTCTACTTCGTCTGATCCTAGCTGTCGATTATTCTCATATTCCATCAACTCTAAAAATTTTCTAATAACTAGTCGTTTTTGTTGTAAGCTCAGAAACTGTCGCCCTTCACTATTCAAAAACTGTCGCCATTCACTATTGGGTTCTAATTGCACAAAGATTTCCATTGCTTATTCCTCTATCTATTTATTTATTTTCAACTCTTGCTTATCTAATAATGTTAAACAATACGAATCTAATTTAACTATCAACATGTATAAATTCAGTCTATCTTTCAGATCTTTTACTCTGAACGAAACAACTGAGCGTAATTCTAACAGTTGTCTTTCGTTAATTAACGATTTGATATTTGAGTTATCAATTGCGTTTAAGATTTCGGTCCAGTTGTTCAATTTAGCACACAATCTCATTTTGTCGTGCAGAGCATCTGAAAAATCGTTCATTTTAGATTCGAAATCACGAAAACAATCTTCACAGCAGCTTTCAACAAGCTTTGCTTCTCTACAGAGCAATAACCCTTTTGAGCAAATACTATGCAGCGTTGTCAATAAACTTTGCTTTTCTTCAATTGTCATTCTTTCAAACTCTGTTCATATTCAGATATTATTTTATCTGCACGTTTTAGTGTATTCTCTATCTCTCTATTGAGTTCCGCGCAGCACAATCGAGCTTTTCTTGCGCAACTATAAATGGTTGGATCGATTTCTTGATATCTCCACTTTCGTATATTGTCGTCAAAAATAACTATATATGCCATTATTCACCTTTCAA